TACCACCCCTGCACCCTTTAATGCTGCACCACCCGCAGCACCTAAACCTGCACCTACAACACCTTCTTTGACTCTTTCTTTAATTCCTGAATCTTCTAATGGTTGTGCGGCAGCAGCTGCACCACTCGCAACAGCTGACCCTTTAACCAAACCTAGTCCAGTCCCAAGTCCTACAAAAGGGATTGCTTGACCTATTGCCTGACCTACTGTTTCGGGTACAGTTCTCTCTTGCTTTAATTCTTGTGCCGTTACCTCTCCTAAACGCCTAGAAAACTCTTTAGCTCCTTCAATTCCTAAAGCTCCTAATATATCTGCTCCTGTTTGGACTCCGCCAACAAAAGCCTGACCTAAACCTACAGGAATATTTTGCGCGACTTCAATTGAAGAAGGAATTAGCCCCGTGCCACCTTCAGGAATTCCAAGTTGTCCAACAGTCTCTAATGTTTTTTTTGCTTTCTCTAAGAAAGGTGTTTGCTCTACTTCAGGCTGTGGTGCAACCTGTACTTCAGGCTGTGGTGCAACCTGAGGTTGCCGCCTTCTAGCTATTTCCGCATCTATATCAGCAATAGTCAATCCTTGCGGTTGTGCCGCTTGACCTCTTCTTGCTATCTCTGCATCTATATCAGCTAAACTAACTACCATTACCTACCTACCTCACCTCTTAAACATTGTAATTCCTCAATACTAAGATTTTGCAAATCAGTAGGATTCATTGTTTTTACATTAACTTTACACCTTAATTTCTTTCTTTCTTTTGCAAAATCCTGAACAAACCTTCCTTCTTCAGCTAATCTATTTGCCAAATCTCCTATCTGTATCTGCTTCTGATTTAATCTTCTCAGAATGGCTATAGCTTGTCTATTAGCTTGCTCAGAAGTACCCAATTTAAGGACGGACTGTTTAGCTAAATCTAATTCTTTCTCTGAAATAGCACCTTTAAGGTTTTTAGTAGCTTCAATAGCTAGTGCCGACAACCTTTGTTGGATAGCTCTAGTATTGGATGCCTTGTCCAAATCAGCAGGCAATCCCAAACTTGCAGCAGCTTCATTAATAAAAGCTATCTTAGACGCTCCAACACCTGTAAAAGCACCTTCATCTAATGCCGCTTCTACTTCATCTAAATTTTGATTAAATGTTATTGCATTGGTCGCATTCTCATTAGCAGCTTCAAACTGCTTAGCCGCAACCTTACCTCTTTCTTTTTGAAATTGAGTTTGAGTTTCTCCAGTGGTAACTTGAACCAAAGGATCGGTAGAAGTAACCTTTTTTATACTTAATTGCGCTTGTTCAGGGCTAATAAATCCCGCTTGAACATCCGCTTGGATTTTACCTAATGGACTTAATGGAGTCGGAGCAGGAGCAAATCTACTTTGACTCTGTAATAAAGCCTTTTTCAAAGTAATATTTTCTCTAGCTTCAGGACTTAACTGGCTAGCTATATTTCCAAACTCTGGATTAACCCTAGCAAAAGCTTGTTGCGAAGCTAACTCTTGTGCAGCTAATTCCTTTCTTGCTTTATTTTGAGCAAAAGCACCTATACCCGCTGTAGCTAATTGAGCAGCCAATACAGGCACACCACCCGCAGGATTAAAAGCCCTAGGATCTTGCGCTAATTGTGAAATCCCTCTGGCTCTTGCTAACTCTTGTTGCAAAATTCTTCGATCAACTCCCCCAAGTCTCTCTCTACTCATTTAAACCTCTATAAAATCAACATCAATCATATTATAATCAACCGCTCTATAGCCGTTTACGTAAGTTATTGCTTCAGGTTTAACTTTCTCCACCTCTTGAGCTGAAACACCTCTATAACGCCCATTTCCTATTGATTTATCAATATAATCAAAATCAATTATAGTTAATCCAGAAGGTGACTTTCCAACTTCAATAATATTTTCTTTTAATCTTATATCAGAGAAAAAAGCACCTATACCTGCACTTCCTAACTGCCCCAAACTTCCAAAAATCGCTTCTCTTGATCTTTCGCTACGATCTTTTCTAGCTTGCTCAAATTGAAAAGCCCTATTCTTCTCTGCCTCAGCAGCACCTAATAAATCTAAACCTGATTTTTGGGGCTGAAATTGACCAAAACTAATACCACCTACTTGTTGCGTACCTAATAAAGAAGATATCTCATTAAATCTTGCAGCCCTTTGCGCCTCTCCTGTTTGAATACCTTGTAACACACTAGATAAAGCTAATTGTCTTCTTTGTGTACCTTGAGATGCCTCTAAGCGATTAATTGCCTCATTAGAAGCTTCACTACCTATTGGCAATCCTTGATCGGCTAATTGTTGCTCTAATTGCCTCCTTTGTAACTTAAATTCAGGCTCTAATAATTGCGATGCTTGAGAGAATGTTGTTTGCGCTAAAGAAGCAGGATCAACAGTTGGTAAAACACCACTTAAACTACCTGATAAATCCGCTGCTAACTTCTCTTGTCTTTGTCTTTGTGCAGATTGAAAAGGTGATTCTTCTAATCTTAAAGTGTTTGTTAAAGGATCAAAAAATTGCCTTCCTCCTGGTGTTACTATATTGGGATTATTAATATATATATCTTTTTGTTGCTCAGGAGTTAACCTACTAAATACATTAGCAGCTGTTATTTGCTCAGGTGTAGCCTGTAATGGTCTACCTTGTGCATCTTTTCCAAATAAAGCTTCACCTATCTGATTGCCAAATAAAGCCCCTACACCACCAGTTAAACCGCCGCCAATCATACCTCCTATAGTACCTTTAGTACTATCTCCAATACCTGTTTGCTTCCCTATTTTCTTTATAAAACCTCCAAATCCCATTTTCTTCTCTTAAAAATCAAACAATATTATTTAAACTAAACGAATAATCCGTTCTAAACCAAAATACTTGTTGACCCTTAAGAGAAACTTTTATTCTCATTGAAACGTCCACGCCTGAACCCGATGATAAGACTAAATCATTCTTAGTAGTATTCTCATCTGCCCATTGGAAAGTATCCCATTGTGCAGTATCCCACTGTGTACCACTTGAAGTGGTTGATGTAGTTTGTGTTGTACTCAACAAACCATAATCAAAACTTACAGTTGTATTAAATACAACATTACCATCAGCCTGTACTGTATTTCTAAACGAATTAATTGTTTTTTGCAAGGGAGAACCTAAATTACTAAAAGCAGACGAAATGTCACATTGAATAAAGTTTCCATTATCATCAAGACCATCATCAGCTAGAAAAACTTCCCCACTTCCTCCAAAATACAAATTATCATTATAAATGCCCCACGTTCTAGCATTCATACCAGTAAATTTAGTTGCTGCACCCGTAATTGTATTAATTATATATTGAATATATGTAACATTAGTTGCTACTGGCACATTAAATAACAACCAACCACCTTTAGGATAAAGCTCCACTTCCCAACCATAATTAGCAGAATATAAATTAGCCGCTTTAATAATAGCACCTGATAATTTAGATTGTGCACTTACTGCACCATCTCCTTTAAAAATTGTGGAAAATGGCAATACATCCTGATCGGTTATAATAATGACATCCCCTGCAACTTTTTTAGCTCCTCTTATTGCTAAAGGTGCGCCAATTTTATACGTACCAACTAGCGACCAATTAGTAGCATCACCTGGATCACTACCCTGATACAATATCGCATCACCACTAGACATAAGAAATAAAGCATAATCATCTACTCCGTCGCCTCCATCTAAATTCCAAGTTTGCATCGTTACTAAATCTCCTCCAAATTGAGCAACTCTGGAAAGCTGAAACTTAGTAAATGTCCCTCCGATTGCATTAGTTGCTCCATACCAAAAATCTTGCGTACTAGAATCCCAAGCATAAACTCTATTTTTATGAACATTTACCCCATTTAAATTACTAGGTGTTAAGTGACTACCGTGGATAGTGCTATTAGAAATTGTAGAGCCATCATATGTTAATGGCGTGTCCGCACCATTAACCATTAACATATTGCCGTTAAAATTAATATATTGCCATCTAGCGTTAGACAGACCTGTCTTTAAATTAGATATACTTGCGGGATTAGTTATATCATTAATCTCATCTGAATTAGCACATAAAAATTTTCTTGTAGCACCTGCATTAAATTCCATTAATGTTTCTACATTACCAGTTAATCCTGTAGCATATGAAGAAAAACCTTTTCTAGTTGATACAGACCCTTGCCCTGGAAACCAATTTTCCATTAAAATCGCATCTGTTGCGTCCATCCCACTTTCAGCATCACGAGTGTTTAGACCTCCTACGGGAGCAGTAACATTCACCCGAACAGCAGTTCCTTGCCTCTCTTGAACCACCCCTTTATATTGTCTATCAACTAAAAAAACCATTTTACGAAGGTGTCGGTACTAATTGTGGGTAAGCTCTAATAACATTATCATCATCAAATGATGTATAATGCCTAATAGTTTTTCTAGAGCCATTAATAGCTATTCTTTCCCCTAGTGCCTCATTGGCAATTCTTAATTCTTCCCCATAAGTGCGCCCTTGAATTTTTAACAATCTCCAAGTTGCATCTAACCTTACTAAATGTTCATCAATAACAGGTAAATCTGTATCAGCCTGCCAACCAGTTTGACCAGTTCCTCCAGAATCATTTACTACTAAATTAGAAATATATTCATATACAAAACTCTCAACAGCGGAAGGAGTAGGGTACAATAAAATTTGATCACCTCTTATTCTGTAGAAATCAGAAGCAGCCGTGCCATTTAATGTACTATTTTTTAATTTTCTCCATTCTTGAGGTGATTGTGCACCAATAACTTTTGTATTATTAGTTGCATTCCAAAAGGTGTTATTAATAAATCTATCAAAATCACTTGGTAAATTATAACCCTCAGTAGAGGCAACCGTCGTAATAGTTGCCTCTTTCATTAATTCTTGCCAATCATTGGATCTAGATAATTCTGTAATAGAAACAGTTAAGGCCTGTAAAACTTGTTTAGCCGTGCTATCATTATTACCAATAATAGTTAAAGGAATAGAGGCGTTTTTAGTTTCATCTAATATATCTTGAGCAAGAGTTAAAAGAGTCATTAGTCTTTTTTAACCTCTTCTAATTTTACAGGTTTTGTTTTCTTTGCTGCTTTTTTAGCTTTCAAAGCTTCTATTTTAGCCTCTAACTCAAGCTCTTTTAATTTAGCTTCTTTATCATCTATAGAGACTAAATTCTTAGCAGTTATATACTTGCCATAAGCTCCAGCATATAATTTAGTTTCGTCTACGTAAGAAACTTCACCATAACGATTTATATACTTCTTTGTTCCAGCTTTTCTATCTATAATAGAATGTTTATCATTTCCATTAATTATTCTTATAAAAAGAACAGTTTCTTTCTTAATGTCATATACACCAGTTTCTCTGTTCTTAATTTTTTTCTCAACAATTTTATCATAAAAACCAATAAGAAGTTTACCTTTTGCAACTATATTATGATTTTGTAAATTAACTAAATTTGTCATTTTTCTATTCTAAAAATTAATAAAAGGAGGGGCAAAACACCCCTCCTATAAAAGCATTAAGCAGCTTCTCCATTGTCAACAAATGGACGATTGATATCAGCTAAAGCAAGCCCAGTAGATGGAGTATCAAGAGCGGACGCAGTTTTAGCGTACCCTTTTACTCTATCACCAGCTACGACAGCATCATCAAGAGAACCAGCAGTTGAAGTTAGATATAAACTCGCATTATCAGCAAGCCCAGCAAGCCCCTTAATTACGGCTTTACCTGCTATTTGATACCAACCATACTCATTAGCAACAGTAGCAGCCATAGCTACAGCTAAGTAACCAGTGTCATTAGCAGTTGCTAAAGATGTAGTAAAAGCATTTTGATCTATAAGAACTACACTTCCAACAGCAGTAGAAGCAACTCCTTGTAGATAGATAAACTCACCTACTCCATAGTCAGTAGAAGCACGATCTTTAGCTTGAACAATAGTACCTAAAGGCACTTTTTGAGTTGTAGAATTTACATCAATTTTTTGATTATAAACTATTGGGTTTTGAATAACAAAATCAGACATGTTTTTTTACCTATATATAAATTAATTAAGCTATCATCACACCATGAACACGACCATTATCAATAGTCATATTTCCAGTGAAAGTAAGTGGAGTAACCCAAACACCCTGATTTACAGGACGAGTAGTTTCACCAACTTCAAATAAGTCACCTAAATGCTTTAAAAAGATATGAGATGAATTAATAAAATACATACGAGTAGCAGTACATTCAGGATCATAAAACACTGTAGCTCCTTTATAAGCTAAAGCATTAAACCCTAATTTACCCATAGACGGATCATTCAATCTTTGAATAGTTTGTAGTGAATCTTCATAATAATTGAAGTAAGTTTCACCAGCAGTAATAACATCAGGCAACTCCCCTTGTTGTACTTGACAACGAGAATAAAGAACATTCATTGCATTTTGAATAGTAGTTGCTGAAGCTGTTACACTTTCTACTGAGAAATCCCATAATTGGTTTCTCCAGAAAGTGTAAGAAGATCTATCAATACCACCAACAGTTCCTGTAGTTGGATCATCAGCTATTAAAAGCTGTAAACCTCCAATATCAAGACCTCCAGTTCCTGTACCATCTCCGTAAATATCAGTTCCAATTTTGTTTTTTAAAGAAGATTCTAAAACTTTTTTCTTCTCTAATAATAAAGAAACTAAACGTTCTTTTCCTGCATTTTGCTTCATCTCTAAATCAGACATAGTAAAAGTACCAGTCACAATTTTTTGAGCGAATTCAGCAGTAGTTAAAACGTCTTGAGGTGTAATATCATAAGTATCATACTCACCTTGAGACTGTACAGTCCCATTAGACGCATGAGATAATTTATGTTGAAAAGAAGCACCTCCGCTTTCTTTTATAATATTTCCCTTCTCTTTCATTTTTATAAGAAGAGGATGATTATTAATTACATTATCGGTAATTTCCTTTTTGTAATTATCAAGTGTAGTAGTCAATAATTGACCAACCTTTGAATTAGGATTTTCCATTTTAAATACCCATTAATTTTATTAAACAGGCATTAGATCATCCATAAAATGCAGAGACAGCGTTTAAGGTTGCTTTGTAAGGATTAGTCACTTTAGCTTTAAGGCCAGTAGACTTCGGAGCAATTTTATTTAATTTCTTAGCTTTTTCAACCTCCGCTTTTCTTTTAGCCTCAGCCTTACTTAAAATTTCCGCTTCATATTCAGCTCTTAATTGTGGATCTGAATAAACTGCCGCATTATAAGCCTCTTCATAAGTCATAGATGAATTTAAAATCAACTCACCCATCTTTGCGCCAACTTTTACAACATGAGGATATTTCAAGTTTCCGTTTTCGTCCTTAGCATTAACAAAAGCAGCAACATCCGCTTGAACTTGCTCTCTTTGTTTCCTCTCAAACTCTTCTTCTCTAAATTTTACTTTTTGTTCTAACGCTTCTAAACGCTTATCTCTTGCAATCTCCTCAGGTGTGCGATAGTCTTCTTCGTCAATCAAACTATCATCTTGCTGAACAGTTGGCTTGTCTATAAGCTCATTCAAATCAACCTTAGCGCCATTAGCTAAGGTTTTAATAGCTTCTCTGGCATCTTTAGCGAATAAAGCTTCTAATTGCTCATATTGCGCTATTTTAACACCATTCTGCTTTTTTTGATCCCCAAGCTCAGACAATTTACGATCAATAGCTGCACGTTGTTTTTTACCTGCATCAATAATCTTTTGCCTAAGTTCTTGATCGTCTATAGATTTAGCGAGATCTTTATACTCTGGAACAAAACCGCTAAGTTCTTTGTCCAGATCTTCGACCTCCCCTTCTATTTCTGGCTTTGACTCAACATCCGCATCTTCTACGGTTTTATTAGTTGACTCTTCAGCCCTTACCTCGTCTTCTACCTCATCAGATTTTGCATCTTCTACAACTACTTGCTCATCAGATTCTATTGTAGTTTCTTCTACAGCCTCTGGCTCACTTTCATTAAGACTGTCTACATAGTCTTTGACAACTGACTCGATAGATGATTGCTCCCTCAAGCTCTCTTCTTCTCTCATAGCTATTAAATTAAATTAATAACTCCCTTAATTTTTATATATTCTAGTATAGCGTGTATGTCAAGAATTTATTGAAGTTCGTTAAGAGTGTTAGCCATTTTATTCCTTCAAAACGAAAAAACCTTCTGCCTCTGCTTGTTCTTTAGTGATTAATCCACTTGGTAGCTTTTCGACTGGACAACGATTATCAAAAGCAGCACAAACCCTTAAATCATTGCCTTGAATATTCTCTGGCATTCCATATACATCTAGATCAAATGTAGCGCTATTGTGTGGGTTGGGGTAAGTATATCTAAAAGTACCTTTAGAATTATTTGTGGAAAACCCTAAAATATAATTTACAGTACCTACAGCAGGACTTCCATTTTTACCTTGCCAATTATAAAACTGCTCTAAATTATCAAATATTTTGTAACCTGTAATCATTAAATACCCCATTTTTTAGATAAATAATCATATACTATATTAACTTCTATAGCTGATAAACTCTTATTGAAAACTAAAAATTCCCCCAGTTCACCTTTCCAGCCTTGATCAGCACCTAACCATCTACCTATTCCAATATCATTTGTTGTACTTCCGATACCCGCAGCTTCCACGTTTATAGAAGTCAAACTAACATTATTGATGAATAATTCCATCGGTGAACCTGTTCCGCTGCCAGTTTTCCTAATCATAGTTACAAAAGGGCCGGCCCCAGGTGCAGAGAAATTGCTATCTGCAAAAGCTCCGCCTGTTATTTCTATTCCTATAGTGTTTAAAAAGCCATGCTGGCCTACTGTCCACCAACTACCAGAACCAACTCCAAATCTAGTTCCAATTATTCCTTTGTATTTCGCATGTCCAGTTGCCCCGTCGGCATCCATCTGTGCAACTGCAAATACCGTAAAATCATCTGCTGTCCAGTCTATGCCAAATGAAGGCGAAGTCATCCATTCATTAACACCATTAAGATTTATACTGTCTAAATTATTTATAGAGTTAGCTAAAAATGTCGGTTGATCAACGGACGTAGATTGAAAAAAATTATTTCCATTACCGCTTTTATCATCCCATTGAGAGATTTTAGGAGATGTGCTATAGGTAAAAGTAGTAGAATCACCTGAATCTAGCCATAATTTAAGATTGGAAGAGTAAAGCAAAGGATCGCCCATATTATTACAAGAATCCCAATCATTAAACCCTAAATTAACAGCAAATTCATTTAGTAAATCATTAATATTATTCTGAGAACTACCCAAATAATCCTTTAAATAATTAATTGCGTCACCATTCCAAGTGCCATCACCACCAGAAACAAGCTGAAACATATTTTGCATAGCTTCGTTGTAAGTCTTACCTTTTTGGGCAGTAAAATTTAAAGCTGATATAAACTTGCTTTCTTGATTTGTAGCCATTACCAGTCCTTTATAATTTTTCCATTAGCTTTAAGATGATTCTCATAGGACGCTTTAGTAGTATGAACTGAATCATCAATTATACTCTTAATTCCGCCATATTTATTAATATAACCATCCACTGTTAAATCTTCACCACATGCAGGCATCTTTCTATTGCTTTTAAAAGTAGATACTTGCTCAATTGGTACCCACTCATATTTACCTTCCATATTTTTAACTAATCTAGATCTCATATTAAATCACTCTGTCTTATTAAATTATTAACTTCCTCAGTAGCATCTTGAACAACCTCCGTTGCTAACTTAGCTCTTCTATCAGCTTCTTTGTTGACATCCTCAAACTCTAGATTATCTTCAAATTGTTGTTGCTTAGATAAAACTTGAGCCTTCTTTACATCAACCTCTTGTTGCTTAATATCAACTTCACGAGCCTTTAACTGAAGCTCTTGATCTTTTCTATTATTTTCAGCTACTAAAGCTTGCTCTTCAAAAGATGGTTGCTCTGGCTCTGGATTAACTTCTTCTTCTGCTAGTAAATACTCTTCTAAATTACGCCCAACCTTGAACGGCTTCATTATGAAAGAAAGCATCTCACGCCCTGCAACTGGCTGTATTATTCCAGTTTGTACAAGAGGTGCTATATTGGTTGCAAACTGACTAACAACTTGAGTAAACTCTAATCTATCTTGCTTTTCCTGATTCTGATCTATTCTAGCGGTACTTTCTGTCTCAATATCAATAGAAAAATCACGCAATTTATCATTCTCCATTATAGTCTCTATTCCCTCTAACTCATCAGGTGTAACAGCATACCCTTTCAACTTATTAATAGGGCCTTCCAGTGAGTTCTTAACAAACTGATTAGCGGCAGCCTCTAATTGAGCTAATTCTTGCTCTCTTTGCTCAGGTGTTTTCTGCTCTAACGCTAATTGCTCTTCCGGAGTTTGTGGCGTTAGAGCCCTTTGTATTAAAGTATTAGCTTCTACTCTTGCAGCTTGCTCTATAGCCTCAAGATCAATAACCTCTAAACCAGTTAATTTTGCCAATTCTTCTATAGAAAAATTCTCAGATATTAACTCCGTAAATAACCTAATAACATCCCTTACCATTACTTCATTTTCACGTTGTAAAGGTTGTATTCTACTTATAGCAAAGTTACCCTTTAATTGCTGTGCTGTAGCAGTTTCAGAAGCAAAACTTGTGCCTCTTACAATATCAGATAATCCCGTTATATCTCTAATATTATTAATAACTTGTGTCTTTTGTTCGTATAACTGCCTAATCGTGGTTATTATATCAACTAACGGCTTATGAAAAATTGCATCCCTGATATTAGCGCCTGTTCCCGCTAGTTCTAATGGTGTATACTCTCCATCACGCCCATTAAATAAACTCTCGACATCCTGACTCTTCATAAAAGAAGCATAAACACCAGTAGCCTTACACTGCTCTACTAGAGATTTAATCCTTTCATCAATCATATTAAGCTCTTCTGCCTGACACTTATACATCCTATATAAAGGAATAGGGATTAAACTATCCGTAGTATCATCTGAACCTAAAGGTTTAGGAATAGGAAAAAACTCCTCTAAATTATAAGGGTCTTCATCATCACTTAATAACTTACCATTAAGCCCCGCAGTTAAAAACTTTACTCTTCTTGTAGTCTTATCCCATATTTCCCAAACCTCAGCCACTTTTAATAGGTCATCTTCCATTAAAGAATTTTGCTTATTCTCATTTTCAAGCAAAGTCATATCAAGCGTGACTTGCTTTCCTATTTCTCCGAATTGCTCTACTAACTCTTCTCTTGTTTTCTTATGTCTAAAAGCTACCCAACGGACATCTTTCCAATCAGTAGCAGGCGACCATAAAATATTTTCCCAGTTAACATACTCAACCCTTACTTTCTTAGAGTCGACATTCTCTACCTCTACTTCCTCTCCTTCCTCATTCTCTTCTTTTGTAGAAACTATATCAGTTTCCATTACTACTCTGGCAACCCCACGCCCTACAACTAAACGGTCTTGACTTGCTTTCTTAAACTCCGCTTCTGCATTCTCTTTCTCTAAGAAGTAATTAATACTCCTTTCTAACATCTCTGATAATATCCTTGCAGGACGGTCATCATTTAAAAACCGTCTAGTGATATTCATCTCTGGAAGTTTAGCAAAAACTAACGGTGCTAAAGTTTGTGTATTAGCCCAAAATATATTGTATCTACCACGTGAATAAGAACCTCCTGTAGTTTGATCCCTATAAATAGCGTTATATTTACGACCTTCTTTTAAGTAGTTTTGTTCGTGATTCTCTGCGTTTTCAATCTCTCTTGACCAACGGGTAACTTGCCCCGCTTCACCTTTAAATGGTGAAAACTCCTCCTTTTCTTTTGTCATTCATGTAGCTAACTCCCTCAAATTAACTCCGATTAATCTCCTTCTAAATGAAGCAGTTTGCGGTTATTATTTATATAAATATAAAAAATGCAAGTAAAAGTTGTAGACACAAAAAACCCCCCGATTTCTCAGAGGGTTTTTTGCTCTATGTGAAACAAGTATTAAATATCATGTGTCATTATAATATGCAAGTAAAAGTTGTATTTACTTAAAAATATAACCTTTTGTCATAGGCAAGATAAAACTCCAATAAATACAAAGCTCTCAATAGTAAACCGCTAGGCTATATCTAGGTTATATCTAGGCTATATCTAGGCTATATCTAGGCTACTCGTAATTCCCCTCTTTCTTCTGCCTAGCCTGCTTTAATACATTATGAGGATTAAAATCTTTATGCCATTGCTCGGCAATACCAAGTGGAGTTTGTGGAATATCTAGCGTGATTTGGCGGGCCATACAGAGATATCGGAGAGTGTCAACCGCATGATCTTCAAGCTTAGTGTCTAAGTCCTCTGCACGTGTCTTATCATACTGCATAATAGGCAACGTTCTTATCAAATGCTTGCAAGAATTAAAGATATAAATCAAAGGCTCGCCGTCTCTACCATGCAACCTATATCTTATCTGCTGCCATCCTAGTACTCTCTGATTATCAGCAGGTCGCCATAAACAACCTATCTTCTGCATCAACTCTGCTATTGACTCACCTGTTCCACCCGCTCCTTTACTAAATATAGCAGGATCGGCAAAATAAGTGTGAATAGTCTCGTTTTCTTCATACTTTAAGATATTATGAGCTATCTCGTTAGCATTTAACTTTATTCCTTCATTGGGTTTTCCTGTAGTTCCGTAATATTCACGGTAGATAATAATGCTATCCCTAGGAAATACTCTTGGTTGACCATTAACATGTATAATACTTCCATCACTTACCGCTCCCCATAATACAGCAAAAGGGGCAGAGTACCCCCAATCAAACGCCCTTATCTTAGTCCAAGCATTAGGAATCAAGAAAGGCTCTATTACGTGTTTCTTCTTATCAAATGCATCAAAGTAAGCTCCTTCTATTGCATCCCAGTCACCATCAAGCATTGCTTTAGCTAGCGCACCTCCTAAACCTATTAATTTATCTGCATAATTAGGATCATTCTCTGTCATTGTAGGATTGTCAGCTAACTTAGCGGGTAGAAACTGCCTTATCATTCCTCCATCTTCTTTCGGCATCTGATATAAATCATCAGGATCAAGATTATCAACAAACATATTCTTTACGAACTCATGACCAACGCCACCAGGATTTGAACCACATATAATCCTTGGTAAAGTACCTACTATATTATCAGGAACTTTTAAACCTCCCAATCTTACACGCCCTCTTAGAAAATTATAAATGTACTGTGTAAAGTGAGTTAATTCATCAATGAGTAACAAGTTTAATTCAGCTCCTAGATATTTATAAACATCTTTCTCATGCTGACAGTGACATAAGTGGATTTTAGAATCATTCTGGAAAGTTATTTGCCCTGTAGAATCATTAATTTTACATTGCTTTGCTTTTATGAGATTAGATAATAAAATCCTAAAGCCACCCGAGCCGTCTAAATGATTCTTCTTTAAATCATCTGATAATCTTCTAAATAAATATATCTGTATTCCTGGAACTGCTAAAGCGTAATATATTGCGGCACAACGCATCGTATGCGACTTCCCTCCACCTGCTGCACCGCCCATCAGTATTTCAGTAGCCTTACTAGTAAAACACTTCATCTGCCTAGGATGGAGATTTAAATTTAGGTTAGGCATTACCCTTAATTTTCCCTCTCTTTAACTCATCCCCTAATATCTTTTTCACTTTAATTAATTGTTGTTTATAATACTCTGAACTAGGGCTAAATTTAACATTAGATTTAGCTATAGATAATTCCATCTTAAGATCATCAATATTGCTATTATAATAAGTAAAATTAGAGTCTCCGTAAAATATATTAAAACTTTCATCATACTTTACCACTCTATCATTATTAATACTCATCCCTAAAACAGGCGTTTCATTCTCAAGATTAGCATTAGGAGAAATATCATTGTAATCTTTATCTATAATATTCTGATATTGTGAATCCACACTCTGCCCCATAGAAGACATAACTACATTTCCCCTATGATCACAATATTTATAATAAGGCTTTACAGGATAAATCATTTCTCATTAATCTGAATAACAACAGGCTCAACTTTCTTGTCATCATCTTGTCCCACTCTATCTCCATAATTTCTAGGATGATGTTTAGAAGCTATCCATTTTCTTACATCAACTCTTAACTTCGCTTTCTGTATTTCTTCGCTAGAAGAAGTTTTTAATTCATCTGCTATTTCAATGATTTCATCCGTGTAAGTGTCCGCTCTATCTTGCTTTGCAGTTGCGTACTGAGTACATAATTCTGGGTGTTCTCTAAACCATCTATAGACAGTTATCATCTCTGGAAAATCATCATCTCTAGTGATTTTTCTTAAAGATTCGCCATTAGCTATTCTCTTGCAAATTTCGTCGAAAGTTTCTTTTGTATACTTGACTGGCCTCCCTCCTTTACCCTTTTTCTCTTTAACAGACATTCCTTAATCTCTATTTTTATTAATAGAAGCGGGCATAATTGCCTGCAAGCTTTATACCCTCTTCCAGTTTTCAATTAGGAATATAATACGTATTATTTAAAATTCAACTATTACGTGTGTTAATGTATATCTTTAGAAGTAGCTACCCTATAATCATAGTGTCTCATATTATAAGAATATTTAGAAATAGTATATAAATCAAAGTGATACTCTTGCCCTAATTTCTTTAACCTAGAAATATATTTATGCGCCTTTGAAACCGTTCTAGGGCTAGTGTCATCTACAATTAAAGCACAAGCAGGCCTTCTATTAGTATGATAAGCATAATGTAATGCCTGTCCTACACATTCGTAAATTTTTCCTGATTTAGCAAAATCAACTTCAATTGCATGAGTATTAGTTAAACAATCCACTCTAGTCTCATCAAAGAGTTTATACTCTATAACCCCTGATAATTTAGTGCATAATTTATACTGATAAAACGCCTCATTCTTCTTTGCACTAGCTATTGCACAAGTATACAAAAGACAACCACATAAAATAATAATATATATTAACTTCTTATTCATCATAACTCCATCACTTCATTAATCCTTATTAAATCCTCCCAGTCATTTATAATCAACTGTTTCATTTCATCAAGAGTATCTTGCTTAGCAAGTTCAAAATTAACCATAGTTTGGCAAACTATAACACCCTCTTTCTTAACAACTAACTTCACATAACGTCCTTTTGCCTTATCTTCTAACGCAGCTAAGTTATTTACATTAATATCTTCAAACTCATCAAACCTTATTGTTAATACATCACCTTTTTTAGGGCATTTAAAATATGCGTGTTCCATTTAATTAATAATAACTTTAGATTTACTTTCCTTCCCTTTCTCCTTCTCAACTTCCTCAAGATAAATATCTATACTATTGGCTATAGCTTTAACAGTAAGTAATGTGCCAGATTTCTTAGAAGTATTTATAAAATCTCTAATTACTTTAAACCCTTCCTCATACCCTTTAGTGTAGCCAGATTGATAAGTATCTAATATCACTTTATTAAGATTAGGCTTTTTATACTCTTTAGTCATATCATTATGCGTTTTTGTTATATTATATTACCACCACCACATATTATACTATAAAAACAATGTAATATTATTAAACATTATTTCTTGGAAAAATTAGTTACAAATGAAAAGATGGGAAGTAAGAAAGGATATGGTGGCAACTTTGACCCCACCTTTTCACCTATTTAATATATAGCATTTATACGGGTAGTCAAGAATTCTAGCATCATTAGAATAAAAAAAAGACCGCCTCAGGGAGTGTTTAAGCGATCTTTTTTTAACATTTTTATGACAAAGCATAACAAAAACAAATATAAACTATAAGTTGTATATTATTTGTCAATTAGTAATTTTAGAACAATCTTTTAAAGATCTTATGTGAATAACATTATCTTCAAGATATACAAATAACCCAAGATCTGTGCTTCTAATACATTCAAATTTCCCAGAAATTTTTCCTTCATCTGTTATTATTTGCACACTATCACCAAATTTAAGCGAGTCATGCTCTACAATATCACTATCTAAATCCTCTGCTTTTTTAACACTCTTTGTAAAACTCATAATAATCTTTATAAAAAATTAATCACTTATCTTTTCTATCGTTTTTAATAATAATTCCTTTTTCAATTATAGATAACAATTTCTTATCTTCTGTATTATCAGCCACCTCCTGTAATACACGCTCTAATTGATTTATACGGTATTCTAGATTTTCTGTTTTACCCTTCATTTTACACCCTGCTATTTAAATTATTTAATAAACTAAGTTGTATTGTATTTTTATTGTTACAACTTGTCAACTCCTTTCTCAATTCTATTCGGGCTTGAAGTTCAGCTTTCCACCTTGGCAACCCTAAGTCGTATTCTAGTATAGCTGCATGCTCTTCCCAACGTTCTAAAAAATAATCCATTTTATCTTGTTGGTTATTTTCAGTTATAACATTTTTTACTTTTTGTATCATTCTTTTCTTTAATTTTTAATTGCATCCAGGATAACCACAAATCACGAAAATTTACTGCCATATGTATTTTTAAATTTAAAACATTAAATTTTTCGCCCTTCATTATTGGGTGTTTAGAAATATAAAAAACGTCTTCATAAGTTTTTAATATTCTATCATATTCTTTCTTGTGAAATAGCTCTAGATAGTCACAAAATATAACTATCTGCCCCCTATCAAATCTACCTTTGCAAATAATTAAATGATCTGAAATTATATTACTTTTTACCGTTATATGTAACTGCCCCTCTTTCTTAGGCCGCCACATAGCCTCAGCTAACCTATTCGGCATTTTTAACCCCTGACAAATGTGCCAAATAAATTCTTTTAAATCCAGCGAGTATATCTCTATAAGTAATGCCCGCATATTCGCATATTAAACGGCAATCTTGCGATTTCGCCCATTGGTAAGCTCTTTCCGCTCCAAACTTATTGTCTTTTGTACAATTTTTACGTGCATCTAATGCCATTAC